CGTGTATACACACAACACCTACTGTGGCAGCAGGAAGAGTAGTAATCTGTTGTGCTCCGCCAGTAAATGGGTTGGTGTTAATTCCAGCAACATAAGAAATGGTAGCTCCTGTAGCTTTGGCAGTTACAGTTAGACCTTTTAAAGTGGGCATTCCGCCAGAAAAGACAGACCCTGCTACCGTAAGGTTTCCGCCAATGCTAGTGTTGTTAGAAAAGGTGGAGTTAGTTGTTACTGCACCTGTTGAGTCTGCAACGGATATATCATTAAATCCATTTTCAGAACGGACTGGTCCGTTAAATGTTGTATTAGCCATGTTATCTCCTTGTCGTGGCTAGAGTCAGTCGCAGGATGCAACTGTCAAGGTGCCTTTACGATACACCACCTTTTAACAAAAAGAAAGAGGGTAACTTATACTATCACTCGCTTGACTTTTCTTTAAGAACTAATCCAAATATAGCGCAGATAATTCCTGCCCAAGTTAGTAATGGCATAGTTAATAAAATGCCTAGCCCAACGCCAACAACAGCCGCAGCACCGTAGCTTGAAGGCTCTTTTAATCTTCCTTTAATCCAATCCATATTCTTTCCTTCTTTAAGTTAAAAAAGGGGCGACATAAGCCGCCCCGATTCATTCCACAGGGAGGGTGGAATTATGCCCCTGGTGATCCGAAGATACAACGAGGGTCACTAAATCCGAACGAGTAACGTTCGCGAGCTTTAAATCGCATGTTACCTGTATCGAAGTCAGCCTCCATTTTTGTTTGAAGTGCTAAACGCTCAAAGTGGATCATTCCACGAGGAGCATCAGTCATAACAAAGAACGCATCTGTATCCGTTAGGAAGTCATTGACGGCATAGCCTTCAGGTAACATTCCCATTGAACGAATTGCGTTTGTGTCATTGTCCGCAGTTCCCACACGTAGATTAGAAACCATTAGTCTCTCTGCAACAAACTGAAGTTGACGAGGTATAACAAGTTTCATTCCACGTAGTGCAACCTTAAGACCACGTTCATCAACAAAACCAGCAATATTAATTAACGCATCTTCAAGAGAAGTTTCGTTAAGATCTGCTGCTGTACTTGGCTCATTTGCAAAAGTGCCACCATTGGTTAGAGGGTGAGAAGCGTCACAAAGTGCTACTCCGTCTCCACCAGCAGATACTCCAGCAGCGAACGCATTGTTCAATACCGCAGCAGCTTTTACTTGCTTAGTGTGAGCCATTGATCTGGCGAGAGCACGGGTGTACCGACTTCCGAGGCGATCATAAAGATTATCCTCGATAGCTTCTTCCGTAATCGAAAATGCCAAAGCAATAGTTTCGTTGTTGTAACGAGCAGTATATGCTTCGTTAGCGTCGTCAAAGTTGACGGCTGAACCTTCTGATTTAGTTGGTGCAGCGCCAAATCCAGATAGCATAACTTCTTCCTCGAATGCACGATCTGAGGATTCAGTAGCATAAATTTCTGAATGTTGGTTCTCGTACCTGTCGTACTCCATGCCAAATAAAGCATTGAGACCAGGTTCTAGCTCTTTCGCTAGTTGTGCGCGTGATATAGCCATAGCTTAGTCTCCTATACGCCAGTCGTAGAAACAGTACCCGCTGCAATGGAGCCAGTAGGCGCATTGAAGTGGTTGTTTATACGAACGATTAGTGGGATACCAGCAGCAGTGAAATCAGAATTATCGGGATCGTTTTGAATGCCCATAATTCTTAATGCCAATGTGTTGGTGGTTGCGATTGTATCCAAATCCGCTGTTGCAGAAGAAATACCAGTAGTTGTAGAACCACTGTTGCCGGTAGCAAAAGCAATATTTGCAAATACAGCTGCACGAATTTCCGCTTCAGTGTTCGCAGCGGCTACAACATTAGATGTAGCAATTGTGAACAGTTGATTTGGATCATCGTACACGAAGGCTTTGACAGGGAATGTAGAATCCGCGCCAGAACCAGGCCAAAAGTCTGAAAATATTGTTTTACCATTAGTTGAAGAAACGTACTCACAACCTCCGAAAACTCCTACAATAGCGACGTTACCACCAGCCGCAGCTTGTAGATCGTCAATAACACCCGCAGCGAGCGGTATAACCGCCATGCCTTGGAATATTGGATTAGAGTTGTCAGAAGCTATGCGATATTCCGTCATCCCGGTAGAGTTGGTCCCTTGACCAATTTTTCCCATCGGTCGTAGACCGAAGGAACCGTTAGAATTTGCCATAATAAGCTCCTATTTATAGCAGTTGAAATTATTCAGCGTCGCTTCCGCGTCCGCCAAAACTTACTCGACTTTGCCGACTATTAGTCATCGGCATTGAAGGATGTTGCTCCTTCATAAGGTCCTGATCTACAGCTACCATTTGATCGCGGGTCTGGGTCCCGTAATACTCAGCTCTTTCTTGGGCAGTTTCAACAGGTAAACGGCACAACATTAAGCCACCTTGTCCAATAACGCCTTGATACCGACCTTCGTCAATAGTTGGGGCTTCATAGTCTGGATATTCATCTTTACGGACGGGTTCCCATCCTTCACGGAGCTTAGAGTTAACATTTATTTTATCCTCTTCGCCTCGCATTGCAACTCGTATCCAACGATGCACGTAGCCCTCTGGTGGGGATGGTGCCTCTAGGTGACTGGGTGGTGCCCAGGGTTTTCTGCGCGTTTCTTTTTCGCGGGTTCCGCTTGCACGGGGGGTTCTGTCTGTCATATACTCAATCCTTTACATACTTTGCATATTGTTCAAGCGGAACGTTTAACCGTTTCGCCATTGCAACTTGTGAGGCCGAGAGTTTAACCGACCTGCGTCCCTGTTTTAAACTGTTGCGGCTTGCGGAAGACCCAGCAGAGGCGACCTGGTTTCCTACCGTTTTCTTAGCAACGAATTTTTGAGGAAACTCCTCACGTATTCGTCGATCAACTTCTTTGTAATACATTTCTGATTCAGGATCAAGATTTTCTTCTTCAACAAGTTTTTTATGTATACTAAAAGCCATGTATGTCATAGCCTCGTCACTTCCAAACCACTCATTTTTCTCAGCCCAAGCATTTGCTTTAGGATCTACCTGGGCAGGAGCGGGTGGTTGTTGTTGAACTTGTTGTTGTACCCGTTGGCCTTGAGGTTGTTGTTGAACCTCAACACGATCTGAACGTTGTTTAGCAAGGCGGAGTCTCTCTTGTTCAATAGAAATTTTAGAAAGTTGTTCCTGTGCCTGAAACATTTTTTCAGTATCGCCAGACTCATGCGCCTCTTGATGAAGACGTTTGGCTGCCGCTATTTGACCGTCTAACCTACTTCCATACTCTGTTAAGTACCCCTTATCTAAATTATGCATTCTAGATTTAAGTTGCTCATTCTCACTAAGAAGTTGTTGGGCCAAACGAGTAGCTTCTAATTTGTCACGTTCTTCCTTACGATACTGGGCTGTAAGTTTTTTCATACGGGCTTGAACTTTTACGCCGTATTCATCTATCTCTTCTTCAGAAGACACTTCTTCTTTAACAGGGTCTTTCGTTTCTGTTTCTGTTTCTACTTGTACGTCTAGTTCAGATTCAGGCTTTTCAACCTTTTTTTCTTTTTCAGTTTTAGGATCTTCAATTACAACTTCTACAGATTCTTCCTCTGTTTCTGTTTCAACTACTGCTTTTTCTTCATCTGCCATGTTCTTCTCCTAGATATGTTTTATATCATCTGGTTCCAACAAAGTTGCAATTACTTCATCGTCGTTAATGATGCGAACTTCACCGTCCTCAATTTTAAAACGAGAGCCAGAGTACCTACCAATACAAACCCAGTCACCCTCTTTGCACCAAGGTTCAGAGTTTTCTCCAAATTTATCTTGGTCTTTATAGGCTAAAGGTCCTACCTTAAGTACGTAACCGACAACTGTAGCAACAGCTTCTCTGTCTCGTATCTCGTCAGGGATATATAAACCACCTTGAGTTGTAGCCTTGCCTTGGTACGGCATAACTAAAACTCTCCAACCCGTAGGTTGCGGTAATCTATCAAGTAAAGATTTATCTAAAAGAGAAGGGTCCAACACCTTCTGGGTTGCGTCAACATACGCGCTATCAATGGGACTTTCTTCGCTTTTCTCAGCGGATCTTTTCTCATTTATTTTCTGCGCGACGTTGTCAGGAAGATATAATGTCTTCGTCATCGTCTACGTTAGTCTCCAGCAAGGCTTTTAATTCATTTCTAACGTAAGAGAGGCCTCGTATCTCCCCTACCATGAGTTTATATGTCTCCCAGTTCTTAGGAGAGTCAGTACAAAGTGCTTCAGATATATCATCCTCACGATCTTTGATCAACTTATACATATGCTTTGCGAACTTTACAACATCCATTATGCAAGGTCCCTATGTTTATGTTGTGGCATTAAAAAGTGCCACTACCGTTGTTGTCATTGTAGCTTTTCCCAGTTACAGCACTGCCGCAACCTTTAATCGTCCCGCCGTTTTTATATTTAACCATGCCGCCATCCATGAATCCGTTTTTATATTTAACCATGCCGCCATCTTTTTTCTTTTTAACTTTCTTTTTCTTTTCAGGCTCATCAAACATTTCCTCATTACCTTCAATGAACATTGCATCTCGGCCCTCTAACGAAATAACGTCTGTAGCATCTATAAAATCATCATCCATCTTTCTAGACATAGGAATAATAGATATGGTTACTGCTCCACCGTCGTCAAATTTCTTTTTTGAAGGTCGTCCTACTTTAGATCCGTATGTTCCTCGTCCTTGTGGCATAATATATCCTCCTAGTTTCTTTTTATAACATTACACTTATGATCGTGAAAGCTCAAGTGCCTGCTCTTTAGTCTCATCATTTCTTCTTAACCAACCTCGACCAAACGTATCAAACGTACTGAGCGATCTATAAAACCCTTCACGCATGTAATGCATTTGGTCAATTATATCTGCTGGCTCAATGGAAGCAACTGCCTGTAAAGTCATTGGGCCTATACCACCGTCCTGCTCTACACCAATAATACGCTGTAATGCTTTTGCTGCTCTACTTGTTCCAGAATTTACACCCCAGTCAAATACCGCCCAATCAACACCTGAAGGTAAATCGTCACCCCGAACGCGATCCCAATAATTTTCTTTATATATAGGATACACATCGTCGTGTGTTAGACCTTCCATCTCACCGTCCATAACTTGCCGACCAGCATATTGCTCGTAAACTGCACGTGTGACACCAAGGTTAGTCTCACCCCCAGGATCGTCAGGGTGATCTACATATCCACCTTCGTGGTGTAAAAGTCGCGCCATGCACTCTTCAAAGTTAGATCTCATTTTTTATTATTCCTCATTTTAGCAAACTGACGTGATCCAAACCAAAATGATATTACGCTTGTAAAAAGTAAGTTCGTATCGTCACTCCAAATTTCACGCATCGCTGTATGAAATTCTAACCCTTGTTTAAGCGAGTACATTAAACCAGATATTTTAACAGTAAGGAAAAGAGCCACAAGTAAATAAGTTACCACGGGTCGTACCGATCCAGATAAAGCTGCCGCAAACCCTGACTTAGAATTTGCCGCGGCCATTGCTTTATATATACCTTCGGACTCTGCAATGTCTGCTTTTGCATCCAACTCGTCTAATTTTAAGGAAGATAGTTGTGCCGCGTACTTTCCTTTTGCTTCAAGCATTTTTAATTCTTGAGCGTCGGCTTGTTTCTGTGTAAAAATTTGAATAATACTAGGGATTACAGAAGTTCCAAACCCCAGTGCTGCACCTAATAATGATAACATTTTATTTTCCTACCATTTTTTGAGCTTTCTTATGAGAAGCAGTAAAAGTTTCTCCGCTTTTCATAAGTTTTCGCATCATTGTCATATGTTTGCTAGAGTGGTGATCAGAATGTTTTTTTAAAGTATCTTTTTGTCTTTTTGTGAGTTCTCTCATTGCGTCCTCTTATTTTAATTTTGTTTTAGATAAAGCTGTAGCACCCATAAAACCAACAACAACTCCAAGCTGTGCTACTATAAATGTATTTAAAAAACCTGAAGCAGTAGCAACGCGGTCTATAGCCACAATTGGCGTTAGTAAAACAATGACTGCGGAGATAGTTACAATCATAGCCATCCAAGCCATGATGCGCTGTGTGTCAGCTAACTTGTCTTCGTTCTCAAGTCGAACCCACCGCTCATGGCGATCAAGTTCCTC